CAGCGTTATTAAGTTCTTGTCGTTTTACTCCTGTTTTGGTTTTGCCCATTGCACCACTAACTATACTGGCATGACTAGGATTATCCCCTTGCTTCTTAACGTCAGCCATTGAAAGCCCGTTAAACTTGCCGCCCATTCCCGCGATAATATTTCCCCTACCATCTAACTGCACATGAGAGCCACCACCATCACCAGCGTTTACCGTTATCCAGCGTTTGCTGTCATCATCCCCAACCTGAACAGCCCCACCAGCACCAAACATAGAAAAATCCAGCCCCTCCAGCAAGTCATCCTCTGACTCAGGCTGCGTTAAGTCGATATGCGCATATCCGCTGTCCTTATCCTTGCTAATCCGTTCAGCCGCCTTCTCAGGCGATATGATTTGAGACTGAACTAACTGCACGTCATTAGCAACGCGCTTACTCTGAATATCGGCTAACTCAGCATCGGTTTTACTACCACATGGATTCCATTGAATTGTAATGTTTTCGTGGTCTAAGCCATTACTGAGAAGGATGGCTTTGTTGTGAAACTCAATAACAGGGTTAATTTTGACCTGTAAAGTGCTTAGGTTGCTTGAATTATAAATCCTGTCCTCAGCTTCACCAGAGTTAAACATTCCCGATGTTTCGTTGTTCATCATGAATCGATTTACGGGTATTTTTGCCACCGCTGCGACTATAGAATAGTACCGCGCGAAAAGGTCTTCTACACCCTGTAGTGATTTCTCTACGTTTTCATAAGATTCATCTCTGCCTAAAAACAGCTTTCTAAATTGCCCTGATAATCTGGAAAAGAACGTCATTTTTGCTTCAAACCCAGCTTGGTCAAGCATTGCCATTTCTGTATCACCCTTCTGAACCTGTAGGTTTTTAGTGAACAAAATTTGCAGGGATTCATTAGCGGCTTGGTCGGCTTGATACACCTTTTCGTAGATTTCCTGCACCAACGACACCCCGCCCCCTAAATACTGGGGCAACAAATTGGGTGCAACTTCGGCGTGGTGAATAATACGAACCCATGAATAATGATACTTTCGATTTGCTACGCGCCAGTAATTGACCTGTCTGAACCGCATAGGGTCATTCATTTCAAACTCAGAAGGTACGCAGTATTGCGGTGATAGCGCAAAGAAACCTTTGTATCGGTAATTTTTCAGGGTTTCCCAGTTTATTGGTAGCGCGTAGTGTTCATCGGTTAGCCCGTCAAACTGAAACACGCACACCCTAATCCCGTACACGCGGGAATAATACAGGGTATCTTCTAACAGCTTATTAAAACCAAATTCTTTATTGAAGTTAGCAATCGCCTTAGCGTGGGTATCTGGAACTTGCTCTTGTGCCTCAGCTACCAACTCATAGCCGTTTCTTAAGCAGTCCTGCACAGGCATTAAACACGCGCGATTTATCGCCCAATACTTCACAAGCTCCTCTTGAATTTGCGGCGTTAAACGATAATTGCACCGTGCAAAATAACGCAAAATATCAATGTTCAGCACGCCGCTTTCGTCTGAAATAGTGGGCGCGTCATCACCGACAAAAACCGCATCACCTATAGTGTCGGGCAACATTAGTTTTTCGACTATTTCACCGATGATGTCGGGTTGCTTGGTTTGTTTTTTGCGGAATATGTTTAGCATTAGAATGAGTATGATTTTTTGTTAATAAAATGGTTGTACGCATCACTAAAAGCGTCCACTTGGTCATCGTTTACGCCGTTAGGAAATAGTCGCAATTCCTCAATAAACGGTTTATTCCACGCACCACGGCACATTTTGATATTCCCAATATTCGCCTGTGCGGCTACTGGACTTGCACGGGTTTCTTTGCTTCCTGTAACTCTATCGGCAATAACACTAAAGCCGCTTAGTATTTTAACAAAATTCTTTGCTTGATACTTTCCAGCTTGCGCTGGGTCTTGAGGTATAAGTATTTTTACCGCCCTACCATCGGCTTGTGCCGTTGCCAATAACACTCTTTCAACATCTTCGGGTGCGAACTGACCTCTAACCACATCGACAATATAGGCTGTGCGTGTTTGCGTATCATAGCCTATTTTAACGCCTGTCGTATAATCGCCGCCGTTTGCTGTTCCCGCAAAATCCCACGCCCTGACAAATTGTAAGTTGATTGGATAGGCTTCAACGGTTTCGATAAAGTCGGGCTTGAAAAAGTTACCTTCGGCAATTGTTGGATTTTGCTGATAAAGGCTATTCCACGCCGCCGATGACATCACATCTTTTATTCCATTCAGAAATTCAAGGCTTTTGTGTTCTGGAAACAATGGTTCGCCTTGTTTGCGATTTGGCTCATCGTGTTCAGCCAGTGCGTGGTACTTTAAAACCCGTGTGCTTGGCTTTAGGTCAACTAATCGCCCTATCAAATCATCGATATGCCATCGGGTGCAAATGCAAAGGAACGCGCCATCATCACTAAAACGGGTGCTGAAATCCGATGTAAACCATTCCCAAACTTTATCACGAATAGTTGCACTGTTTGATTCTGCCCTGCCTTTTGTATAGTCGTCTATAACACCCCACGTCATTGATTCGCCCGTAATTGCCCCGCCGATGGTGGTATTTCTGAAATAGCCATCTTCACCGTACAGAATTAAATCAAGTGTTTTGTGGGTTGGTGTGAATTTAGGGAATACATCTTGAAAACGCTTTGTTGCTGAAAATCTTTGAATACGCCGATTAGCCCTAACTCCTAAGGCATCACTAAAAGAAGCGTAGATTATTTTTAATTCGCTTTCTGTTGCTTCGCTGTCTTTTCCAATTGACCATAGCAAAAAGTCATTGATAATCGTACTTTTCCCATGCTGCGGTGGTGCGGTAATAATTAACTGAGGACGTAAACCCGCTAAATAATCATCGTGGAATTGCTGTAATTTATGGCTAACTTCTTTCTGCCACCAACCAACTTTAAGCCGCTTGTGCATCAATAGGCGAAACCGCCAAAAATCAGAACGCGCTAATCGCAAAGCGCGTTCGTATTTAGCCGCCGCTAATAACTCTGTCAAGTTCTGCGTCCGTCAATTCTTGAATTGGCTTAGTGTTTATGCCGCCACTATGCTTTATCTCGGTTTTTACAACAAAATCACCATCAATCTTGCCAATAATTTCAATAGCTTTAATTTTTTCCATCGGCTTAGTTAATTCCCATTTTGCAATTTTCTCTAGCCCACGCAAACGCCCGCCTTTTGTTTGCAAGTCGCAATCATCAAGCGTTAATGGGTCGGTGAATATGTCGGTGGTTTTGTTGTCGTTCATTATCTGTTTTTAATAAAATCTATCGGCTTCTTGCTCTCAACACGCGCCACCTGAACACGATTAGCGGTTGTTGATCTGTGTTGTCGCAACCATCGGCTATTATCAAACCAATCACGATGAGCTGTGTAGTTGCGTTGGTTAATCGGAGGCATTGTCGTCATATTTACCACCACACACAATCATCAAAAACAACACCATCAACACGCCACCTGCTATTAGTAAGCAATAGCCGATTATTGCCTCAAGCACTTTCAATGCTTACGAAGTCTTCACACCTATCACTATCGCCACCTTGACCAAAAAAATAATCATGTTGGTTACTTATGTGGGCTAACGCGCATTTATCGCGTGATGTGCAGTTATGTGTATGGCAATATTGCGCAACAGGCGTGGTATTTTCGGTTTCTTTTTTCATCACTTAACGCCTTTTGATGGTTGAACTCTATCCTGTCCATTGTATTGACCACGCACCGCATAGCCTTTATCATGAGGAACTGGCGCGTGCTTAAAGAATTTAACCTGTCCGATTTTCATACCTTCGGTTAAAATAAGTTTGTGAAATTGGGTGTCATTTTTTAACTCTAGCGTTACTTTTCCATTAAAGCCAGCGTCTATCCACCCTGCTAATTGGTGTGCTAAAAAATTACGCCCTAGGCTTGATTTAAGAGAGTATTCAGCACTTAACCAGCTTGGCATATTAAAGCTTTCAAAGGTGCTGGCAAGTAAAACGGTATCAGGCATCATGTAGCCTTTGCTGTCCAACTCAAACGGCTTAGTTAGTTTTATATTTTCGCATTTTGCTAAATCAACCCTGTCCATGCCGCCGCTTAAGTCTTCAACACAGATAAACTTATCCAGCGTGACATCAATGCTTGTGCCGTTGATTTGTGATAATGGCACATCAATAACACCTAAATCAACTAACACGCACAGGTCGTTATAGCTCAACAACCCATTAGGAATAAACCAGCGCGGGTATTTTCTTTTTAACTGATTAATCATGATTAGTTTCTAGCTGTTCGTTCATTAGCTATCTCTATTTTTTCAGCAAGTCTATTTATTGACGCGGACATTTCCCTAGTCAAAAGTATTAGTTCTGCGTCAACCCTAGCGTCATTCGCTATCATCGCCTTAAGCGATTCTGCATTAGCCGCCACCTGCTCCTGTAACTTTATCTCTCGTTGTGACGATTCGGCAACAGTGTTGCCTAAAAGCGTAATCAAAGCAATTATTACACCCCAATACCCGTATTTACCCCCAAAATCTCTAACCTGCTGAACCATAACCGCGCATCCTTTGTTCAAATAAAATCGATAATACCACAAATTTATGAGTAGACACAAAAAAGCCCGTACTTAGACGGGCTTTTTACTTAAGACTTAAACGCTTTCATCATCAGGTACGCCGTTGCATAGCCTAATTATCCCATTTATTCGTGCGATAGCATCCCACTCAATTTCTTTTTGCCGAAGCCATGACAGTTTACGGGCTACCACTAGAGAGCGCGTTATTTCTTCATAGCCATCTATCTTGCTTAGCAGATTATCGCATTCATGCTGAACTGCCAGCTCATGAACATAGCCCATTATTTCTTCCATTGTCAAAACTGCGAATAGTATTTTTAACATTTTTTATCCTGATTGATTGATTGGTTGATTATTTTATTGCCACAAAAACGGCTTTATCGGCTGGCACACTAAACTATAAATCTGATAAGGAACTCCTTTATAATCAATATTCATAAACTCAAGCTGTGCGGTCGTGTAAAACTTTCTGGTAATCGCAGAAGCCATTGTTAGTGTTGATGCGGTAATCGGTAGATTAATCTCTATGTTAGATTTATCTTTTAAGTAATTGTAAACCGTTCCAGTTCCAGCGGTGGTAACTGGTTTCATGGTGTATAGATTGCTAACGCCATTAAATGATATTTTTGCCTGTCTATGAGTAGGGTCTGCTGGTGCTGGAAAAACCAAGTTTGTATTTAGCACAATCTCCATTGTTTGATTTGCGGGTACTGAATTTATGCTTTTGCAGTGGATGAAAGGTAGCGTTACTGCGTGGCATGGTTGAGCTGATAATAGAGCGATTGCTAGTCTAACTATTTTCACCTTGATTCTCCTGTTGCTTTCTAAGTTCAATATTCAATTTTCTGTTTATCCATTTTAATTTGCCGCCGCAAATTTTAGAGCAAGTGCGCTGGTTATTATTTAGAAACGCCTTTACCTGGTGACAAACAGGGCATTTTTTATACTCAGGATATTTTTTTAGCTTATCCTTTCTTGCCTCCATTGCCGCCGCCGCACGTTTTGTATTTACGCAGCCGATTGAGCAAAGAGCTTGCTGTTTACCTTTTAGCGACTTATTACACACGCCGCAAAAACGTCCATTGTGGTCATCAGGGTGCTTGTCGGATTCTAAATTCTCCTTTGCGTCAGCTGTGAAAAATATACCACGCGGAGTAATTACTCTAACCCGCTCTGGAATTGTCAAAAAATGATTTAATGGCAATCCTGAGAAATTATCGGCTTTAACCATTGCAGGTATCATCTCTTTTTCCTCCAATCTGGATAAACAATTTTACTCGCTGGTTCGATAACTATTTGCACGGCTTTCGTGGGTCGCTTGCGCTTTGTTGGCAGTAGTAATTCACTGGCTTTTCTATCGGCGGCTTTTTGGGCTTCGGTTTTGTGGTTGCTGCTCATAATTATTACCCGTAGTCTCCAACAATCGTATCAACAACATGATGTTTTAATTCGCTATCTTTGCAATCACAATTCCAAAATGGGAATGACTCATAATATCCTTTGTACATCATGACTTTCATTTTTGAGCGACAAAACGGACAAATGGGTTTCATATATCTACCCTTTAGCATCCTTACTGATTCAACCTCTGTGTGCTTGTTTTTCTTGGTAGCCATTGTGCTATTCTCCAGATTTGATTGCTTCGTGCAGTTTTTTTTGCACGAAGGCTGTTAGCTACATCATTTTCGGGCGCGTACCCGTTTGATTTCTGCTCATGGTGTTGGCATCGGTGTATTTGGTAATGGTAGCCACGATACAAATTCATCGCACCAAATAAATTCATTAATACAGCCAATAACATAATCACCATCACGCTTTATTAAAATACAATCTATGTGCTGCATATCATGCGTAAACGGCTTTGGCGTGGTTAGCCATAAAAAATATTGATACTTAGATTGACTCAAAACAACGGTGTCTTCATGAGGCGGTAGCTCAATCGTTCCAAATTCATCAATATACTCACGCATTGATTTTGTGTCAGTAAACCCATTTTCTTGGGCGTATTCATCGGGCGACATTGGCATTATTTATTCTCCAGATTATATTTAATTAGTTTTATTAACTGTGGTTAGCTCTTCTTTTTTAGACACTAAAAAACGACTATTGAGCTTTTCGATTCTGTCTTTTATGTATTTATCCGCTTTTACTATCCGCGATAACAAAAACTCAGCATCATCCTGAATAAGCTCAAACTCATAGTAAAAAAGCTTAAGGTGTTCGGGCGCGTAGTGGCAATAAGACACAAAGCACATTGTATTCACCTTGGCACACATAGCCTGTTTTACAAGCTGCCAATAATACACAGGGTAATCGCGCTTAAATTGCAACACGTTTTCGATTAGACCGTATTCTAAGTGTATCGATTTTGTTGGTGGGTTTTTAATATCAAGCGTGGCGAACCTAACCCCGTTCACGAACACAATAGAGTCAGGAGTTGCCCCCACTAACCCAAAGCCATCCAAAGTGATAAATTCCTGAGCATCATTCACAAACCTAAAATCATAATCTGGAAACCGTTGTTTCAACGCTTCAACCGCTAACGGCTCATGCTCTTTCCCGTACCGTGTTGCAAAATTATCAAAAGAAACATCCAATTTTTCTACAAAACCAAACATTCTATCCGCTGCCAACTTGTCGCACCACGCAATCGCACCTTCTGGCAATTCGTCATTCACCATCCTATCAAGCTGTTTTTGCTTTGCTTCACGCGCCTTTTCAGCGGTTTTTGTTCCGCGTGTTGAGGTGGATATTTGATAATCCAGCTCTTCTATTTCCACCTCTAGCGTGGCTATTGCTTGTGGGTCTGGCTGGTATGTTGCCAGTTTGTTTATGTTGCTTGCGGACATTACGCCGCAGTGGGTTTTTGCGTGTAGTAGTTTTTCTGAGGACTCAAAAGAATCCCCAGTGTTTAAACTTTCGAGTTGCGACAATAAATCATTCATACCAACACCTACATTAAGCTATCAAGAGAAGGAAACGCCATCAATCCGCTGTCAATCATACCCCTAACGTCAATAGCAGTTTGTTTGTGCAGTGATACGTCATCGCTCTTATCAAAAACAATGTACTTGTATTTGAAAGTTTCGCCCTTTTCATTCTTACCTTCGGCATCGGCAAAACGCATTACAAAAGACAACCCGATAGGCGACTCATTAACAGCCATTGCGGCGCGAATCAATCCAATAATCCCTAAAATCGAGCGCGTTTTTATTAACGTGCTTTTCAGATTGCCATATTTTTCATCTACAAAAAGCAGGTGAACCCAGTCTTGATACTTCGGCTCTTCGCCTTTTTTTGTAAACAAAGCCACGTTTTTTAATGGCATAACCGCGATTAAACAGGCTTTCATTTCTTTGCCGATTGTCGTGTCACCTACTTTGAAGCACCCGCCACTCGCTGAACAATCATTGCGAACATGAATAAACGACTTATTTTCCATAGACAAAACATCGTTTGAACTTGCAAGCGTGGGGTACATTTCACCAGTAATGGGGTCTACACGCATTTTAGCTTCACTTGATTGACTAGCCACAGCAACACCGTTTTGACCATCAGCAACCGTTGAGACTTCTTTGTTTTCTGAATTTTCTGACATAAATAATTTTCCTTTTTCCAATAAAAAACCCCAAGACCTGCCGCTGGTAGACGGCAAATAATGGGGCTAAGGGTTTTTATGCCTTATCAAAATAAACGCTACCAGACGCATTTGATAAGGCACTGCTATTTTAATACGTTATCGACTTATCGCCAATCAATATTTCTTGTTGATGTTCACACGCACATTCGAAGCTACATAGGTCGTCAACATCATCAATATCCATGTCACTCAAGCACCATGTGCATTGTTTAACTGGCTTGTCATCGGGCGGCGTTGAGTCGCCAAAACCTGACTTCGTATAGTTACTAGCCATGATTAACCCCCTGCCTTTTTACGCGTTATAAACCGTGATAAAGGCGTACTTTCTGAATAACCAACAGGGTTACAAGAACGACCTGATGGGAAGTTACAGAGACAATAATCTTCATCACTACAAGGGTAAATTTCAAACCATGCAAGAGAGTGAAACGTAAAGAATGGGACGTTTGGCACAATGTCATTATCGAATAATGAAGTTATACTAAGAACATGAAACTCACCGCCTAAATATTTACTATAACGGCGATACCATCTTGCATCATTGCGACTCGCTATTTTTTGCAAGCGGTAAAATCTATCGCTGTCATTAACTTTAATGGCATCATTTATGGCTAGTATGATTTTTTTGTGCAGATTATCTGATTGAGTCAATAGTTCTTTCATGCTGTTCTCCAGATTAATAATTACGCGCTTTCAAAAACTCATCAATCGCAGTTCGCACTATCCAGTTGATGCCACGCTCACTGTCTTGTTTGTACGCGGTCAATCTTGCATCTAACTCAGAAGATACTATGCTTCTGACTTCGTGACGTTTTGGACTATCACCCCTTGTTCTACCGCCGCCTATTTTTCGTTCTGCCCCAGCCATTTACAAAACCCCCATTGAGCGTAAATTCAAATAAACAGACTCATTAAAGCTTCCACCTAAACTAGCCAGCGCGTTCTTAACTGCGCGGCTTTCGCTTCTATCCCATTTCAGCACGCTATAACGCGCCTTTGCTTCTTTGCGAATAACAGCCATTTCCTTGCGAGACCATGAAAATTTATTGAATCGTTGAATGATAACCCACGCCATGCCTTTGATGGTCTTTACTACCCGAACGGCGTTTAATTTCATTTCTGCGGTGATTTCTGACAGTAGCATTAATTCTGCTATGTAGCGTTTAGTGATGTGTTTCATTTCATTCTCCAGATTAATTTAATTTGCCCGTCCATCTATCGCACCGTTGCCGCCCGTTCCGTTAGGGCTTGCTACATGGTTTTCCTAACCAGTGGCGGCTATTATACACACACCTGTTTTAATTCCGCAAGATTGGAATTAAAATATTTATTCAGGTTCATATTTTTCACACCCTTTCGTTTCATCGCAACAAGCCCGCTCAAAGATGTACTTGCCAGTGCAAATTCGCCCACCATTGAGTTTATCGCGTATGACTGACTCAATCATAGCGGGTGTAGCTCCACGGGCTTGATATGAGACGATTTGAGAGCATTTCCCCCAGCCATCTAGGTCGGTTGAGTGGTCAGGAATGAAGTGTTTGCAGGTCATGGGTTTTTCTTATTTAGTATTGTGTGACTACTTTGAATGCGTAATGTTACTGCTTTATGACTACTTTATTTTTATACATCCCATGAATTTCAAGGCTTGCGACTACTTCGACTACTGTTACGCTTTTTTAAAACTTTCATCGCCATAGAAAAACAAAATCATAAAAAATAAAAAATCATACCTAAAAGTTGTTACTGCTTTTTTTTCTCTATATACCCCCTTTTAAGTAGTAACAGTAGTCACAGTAGTAACGGGCTTTATTTATCAATAGCTTATCTGTTACTACTTTGTGACTACTGCGACTACTAAATTCAATCAACATGAACTTTAAACACAGTAACAAACACATCCTTAGCGCTATCAATACTACCTAACGACCAACCTTTAGCTAATCTAGTATCTGTCTTTGTAAAACCACAAGTCTTTAGAAACATTCCAAGCCCTATTGCTGTTTTTTTATCAAAATGTGTTATCCCTTTGTCTTTACACCACACCAAATAACTAGCATAAAGCTCTTTACTTGTATAATACTCGTTCCACTCCTCTAATCCGCCATACAAATACCCATTGTACAAACAATCAAGCAACCATTGAGCATCAGACGGTAATGAGTGGCGGCGTTGTTCTTTCAATCCATTAGTTTCTGGTATTTTCCCAGTGTGGAAATTTGAAATATCACGATTTAACGCGCTATGCAAAAAAGCCGCCTGTACTTCTGGATTTCCGCAGTCCATCACTAAGCTATTGAAATACTCGGTATCGCCTTTTTTATGCGGTGAAATGTCGAACACGCAGAACCGCCTACCATTTGCAGTAACAGGTACAGCATGGTCTGAGTTCGTAGACATTATTATTTTTAATCGACTTCTAAACGTTTCTTTTTCGAGTCCTTTGCCCTCAATATTGATAAACTTTTCAGTAACCAATCCCTTTAGCTTTCCCTCAGCCGCTTTATTCCCAGCAAAAAACGCCTCATCGGCAAATAAAAAACACGTTTCTCTTAATCTGGAATTAAAATTGCCAGTTAGCGATTCAGGCTCATCAATCTGCCACGCATGAATCCCCCAGATTGCCATTATCAGCTGTATTATTGTGCCTTTACCAGCACCCTCAACTCCTCGTAATACTAAAGACGAACCTGCCACGTTTTCAGGGTTTTGGAAAATATACGCCACCCAATCATAAAAATAATCAATCAATTCTTGATTTCCAGCACACACAACATCACAAATATGTTCATGTATGAGTGCTAAACAGTCGTGGTTTTGCTTTGGTTCAACTGTAAAGCCTTGCCAAGTGTTAAGGGTGTTTTTTGGGTGATTGTTTGCTGGGTCAAAAATAGTTGATTCGTAGGTTGTTGACTTGTGATGTTTAGCCCACGCTCCGATGTGATTATCGTATTTTGCTTCACCGTTCGCCTTGTACCCGACCTGTATTAATTTGTGTTGGTGATTCAATTCAAGTTCAAATTGATTAAAAAACTCATACTTTTTATGTTTTCCAACTTTTTCAGATAGCTCAGATATTCTTAAAATTCTATGTTTTCCCCCTAGTATTGTCTTACAAAATCTTTGGTTCATGATTTCAACGTGTTTTTCTAGTTGGTCTTGCCAATCAATAGACACTCTTTTATCATCAACCAATACACCCTCTATTGATTGCTTGGCTATTTTATAAACAACCCCCCCATGCGCTTGGCTGTATATTTTTGGATTACCATCATTCCAAAAAAATTTGGCTTTAGTTAAACTCCCGCCATCATAATCAGGTTCAAAAGGGTCACGCATAGTCACGCCATTATGCGAGCCATCCATTTCACAAACTTTAAAAACTCCCTTCGTTGTCGTAACCTCAAAATCATGTGTTAAAACGTGGTTCTTTAATCCGTTCCAGTCTGATTCTGTTTTGCCCGTGGCAATATACGCGGCTTTCTTTTTGACAATAACCGCTTCATATTCGGGTCTAACTAACTTTTTAGCCGCGTTTTTTAGTGACTCTATTTGTGCTATTTCATCGGCGGTTAAATCTGGTATTGTTCGAGTGTCTAAAATATCGCCATCTATGACAACACAGTGATTATATTTTTGAGTTAAGCCATCGTTTAAAATTGGCTTAGCTTCAAATGCCAATCGTTCGCTATGCCCTAAAACTGTCTGGTCATAAATACCACGCTCTAAAAGCATTGGGTGTATGCCATTGCTTATTAAATAATTCCCATGTCCCGCCAACCACTGCCTACCCCATATAGCCACCGCAGCGCGTTGTATGTCGCTCATGTCTAGCACTGGTACAAAGATGTGCCGCCCTTTATCGCCAACTATTTCAACACCGTTTTTGTCAAAAATAAGGCTAGAGCTTGAAGGCTTAACAACCGCGCCAATACCGTTAAATTCTGGCAAAAATCTGTGTAAATCGGCGAATGTTTCGGGTCTACCGTCAATATCAAACAACATAAAACCAGAATGAGGCAGGTTTTTTAAAAACTCTAAAGAACGCGAAACAGCGTTGTCGCGTGGTTTGTCTTTGATAGTCAGGGCTATTTTTTCGCCAACAGCTAAAACCGTCTTATCAGGTCTAACAATTGAGCCGATGATAAGAGATTGTTTAATTGTTAGTCTGTTAATATGTTCGGCAAAATCGTGTAATGTTTCGCAAGAATGCGCGGTGAAATGCCCGCGTGTTGGGTTTGCCAGTGATGACTTAACTAACTTGCCGTCAACTAAGGATAAGCTTTTAGCTTGGTTTGTGTCAGCGGTTAAAACAGAGTAATTAAGCATAATTAATCCCCATTTAAAATGCTTTCTATGGTTTGGTTTTTGTCTCTCGATAGCTTCTCAAATAGTGCCATCCTGATATAATCTGTGACGTGTAAAAGACCTGCTTTTTTTGATTCCTCACTTATCAGGGTTGCTATTTTTGTTGGGACTCTAGCACGCACAACAGCATCTTTTTTCATTTACTCACTCCAATTATGATATAATAAGGCTACATTGTAGCACATGAGGGGAGAGAATATGAAGTGTAGTTGTTGTGGTAATGAGTCTGGCTTTAAATTTTGTAACTCACTAGACTCGATAGGTAGAATTGTTATTAGGAAGTATTGCCCTAAATGTGGTGGCTATGTTGGTCAGCTGTATTCTAAATCGGCAACCGATGGGTGTGGTTATGTTTTGGACTTCCGTGATGGTAGTACCGATGATTTTAAGGCTGTAGAATACGAAAGAACTATTGATTTTTTAGAACAAAACCATAGCCATTGCGGCAATGAAACTGGTGAAATACAGCTAGGGTATAGAATTTTTGGGGATAGAAAGATTTATTGTGTTTTTTGTACTGGGTGTAGGTCGATAATAGAAAATATTGATGATGGTATCATCACGGCATGGCAACGAGGAGAATGGTGTAGCAGTGATTCTAGGGCAGCAAGGTATATATCTTTTTCTGTTAATGCTGTGAATTTATCTAGTTTTGATATTCCCGTGGTTTCTCATAAAATCCCAAAAATCCTATTAGACGAATACAACCAATACATTAACTCCCCAAAATGGAAACGCAAACGAGAAGCAAGATTAGCGTTAGACAATAACGAATGTAAATTGTGTTTTGCTATCGAAAACCTGAGAGTACACCATGTTTCATATCAACAACTTGGAGACGAACCCATGAAACACCTTTTAACGGTTTGCCACGATTGTCACACACTAATACATGGACACGATACAAAATGACTGTTAAAAAACTCAAAACAACCCGCAAAGGAATAACAACCGACAAAATACCTCTAACTATCTACGCGGGTTCTGTGGTTCATTTTGTTAATATTAGAGGTTGCTATCATGTTAAAATTTTCACTAATTGGATTGGTGAAATTCACAAGCATGGCGCGTATGATATGCACGGCAATAGACCATAAATCATGAGAACCGCAGAATACACGGCGTACATGAATAGCGAACGATGGCGATTAAAGCGCGGAATCATCATTCGTCTGTGCGGCTTTAAGTGCCAAATGTGCGGTAGTTCACATAGTGATAAGAACAGGCTACAGGTACACCATTACACCTACGAACGGCTATACAATGAACACACTGACGACTTAGTAGCATTGTGCAAATCGTGCCATAAAATCGCAGACAAAGAACGCAAAACACACCCACAAAAAAGGTACAAGCTATGAAAGACAATCAAGATGACAGAACAGTAGACTTATTTCCAGAAGACATTATTATCACTAAGCTTCGGTGCGTTTCGGTATCGCTAAAAGAAAGTAAGGATGAAGTGCGAGTTAGTATGTCACTAAAGGGCTACACTAACGCCCGTTTCGAGACCGACTTGAATAATTACGACTATCTCAACGCGGCGGCTGAATTTTTAGTAAAGCAGTGTTGTGGTTATATCAGCTTAGCCCGTGAAAACTTGGCTATGATTGATGAAAAATATACCGCTGAAGATTTATGTAATTTCCGTGCTGGGGCTAAAAAGCCAGTTATCAGCGGCGGCAATATCAGCATGACTTACTCAACGCAAGCTGGCTTTGAGTTAGATGATATTATTGTCGAAAAAGCTACGATGGTTAAGTTGATTGCGCAATGGGTTATGATGCTGGCTAAAGGGGATATTGATATTGCTAATGGTGCGCTGAATACGGGTTATTTGCGGATTGTTAATTCAGGTGATGATGTTGTGTTTGCTGGGGTAAATTCAGTGTCTTCTAACAATGAAGCAAGGCATTGATGATTTAGTGGCTTTGGTTTTCGCTAAAGTCGTGTATAATTGCCGCAAACAGGTCTTTGGTAAGTTGTAGGCGCGGTTCGATTCCGTTATTGTTGTATGGTGGCATCGGGAGACGTAGTACCGTCAGTTCGATTCTGACCGCCTGTTGTCAGGTTTATCAGTTCTCATCGTCTAAAGGTTTAGGATAGTGGTCTTTCAAATCGCCGATGTTCGGTTCAAGTCCGACTGGGAACGCCAATTTTTAACACACAAAGGTTTATATGAGCGATTTTAGAAGCAGATTGTATGAAGAGCATAGTGAACTTAATCAGCGCACCGAAAAGTTGAAAAACTTTATTGTTTCTGAAAAATTCGATGATTTGCCAGAAGTTGATAAGGTGGATTTAAAAGAGCAGTTTAAACACATGGAAGCGTATAGTTCAGTATTGAATCGCCGTGTTTCTCGCTGTTGCAATAACGGCTAAATTATTTTGCGGATACACAAAGGTTGTTAGCTTGCCTTCCAAGTAAGTAATTCGAGTTCGATTCTCGATATTCGCTCCAAGTTTTTAAACGCAACCGTAAAAAGGCTAAGACCGAGCATAGTGAATAGGCGTGCTTACGCTAGAAAAGTGGTGCTACTCCAATGGTTGAGCGTTAAATTATCTATTCTTGCGTTTAAAATCAGAACTCACAACTGAGCAAAAGTGAATTAAAGCAACCCGCAACAAGATAATTGTTAGCGGGTTTTTTGTTGTCTAAAGTTTTAAGGTTTAGTTATTTTTACCGCCCTTATATTGTTCTAGCCATGCAGTAGCACAAAGAGATTTGTATGGCGCAATTAGACCCTGCACATAAGCGTTTTTCATATCATCGTCCGTCCATAATGATTTAGATGCTTCATCAGCCGCTTGCTGGATTCTATCAACATAAGTCTCACTATCCTCACCCTTTGATTCATCATAAGGCTCAATCCATCCCTCAGTATGATGATACGCTCTACTTGCCGACCAAACCCTATCAAGAATTTTGTCGATTGCTTGAATACCTGTTTTTTTGAAATATAAATACCCACTCATTTCAACCCCTTAAAGCATCAATTCTCTTAACACGACACACTAAACATATAACACGGTATCGCCAACTTCCAACTCGTTTAAATCAATCATTTGCAACCACCTTTATAGCGATTCTTTAATGCGTCATAAGCTCGTTTCCCACAACAAATAACACGCGCCGCCTCATGATAAATAATTTCATCATCTTCAAGCTTAACGGCGTTAATATAACCGCCAATTAACGCCATTTTATTGTAAGTATCGCGTTCTTCTTTATTGCTAAAAAACATCGATGGATAGACGGGAGGATCTGCCGAATAAACATCAAAAGAATTAAATGGGATTATAGTAAGTATTTCTACAATCTTTTCTGGTAATTCACTCATTTCAGCCCCTTACGTCTAAAATAACAATTCCCATGTGTAACCTGCCTCAAATAGCCCTTTGGATTGCAGAAAAAGCCACCTATTTTCCTGTGCTTTTGCGCTCGCCGCAATCACACCATCCCCACTGATTATATGAGTGGGGTACGCTTTCATCATCAATACAAAGCGCAGCAACAACGTCATACGAACGTGTGATGTGCGTAATACAGGCGAACGATTTACCACAGTGTTTACAGTATTGATGATGTACTTCACCATCGTCACAACCTACGCCGTCATCATGACAGATATTTACACCTTCACCGCAGTACGGACATTCAGCATCACTCATAAATCACCCCTAAAATCAGATTCTTCAACATTCCACCCTTTAGCTACCGCCGCCGCACATATTGCCGCGCGGTGTTTAGTTGGCACGTTATTATTACGCCACCCACGACACGATAAATAATGAACGCCAACAATAGCCCCCATTTTTTCCCAAGTCTCAAAGATATGTTTTGCTAACGCTTTGCCGAGTAATCCAGCGGGCTTGCGCTTTAGCTTTTGTTTTTCCATGTCATACTCCTTTGCTAAAAATAAACTTGTATTGTACACTAATAAAAACTAATAAAAAACTAATAAAAAACCAATAAAAAATCGTTGACAATAAAATTTATAGGCGTATATTGTCTAGCTAAGAAAACATAAACCGTTAGCCACTCACAAGCGGCTATCGGGGTTTATGTTTTGAGATACACCTAAAGGTAGCAACACTCACACCGCCCACGCGGTGCTTTTTATTCATACGCTAAGCGGTCGGCGATTAGACCGCGTAATCTGGAGAACGACATGAGACCTCATATTTTTAAATTCACTCTAAAAAGTGGCAAAGTAATAACCGTTAAAGAGTGGTTTGTTAGTGACAAAAAAGACGCTCTTAATCAGCTTTATTCCATGTTTAAATACAAGCCCACAATCGTTGGTTTTTACTCAAATTAATCTGGAGGACGACAATGTCAACGCATAGAAGACAGGCACAAGCCGAACAGGCAATAATTAAAATTGGGCTAACTGATTTTGAAGTAAAAAAAGATGATGGCAGGATTTCAATGCCTCGCGGCGATGGTCGGAATCCAAAATGGTATTTGCTGATTAGCGGCAAGTATTACGGATGGGCTAGAACGCTCGATTTTCTTGTCGAATTAGCAGAAAAAGCGCAACGCGAATTTGAAGCTGAAATAGCAGAAGCAGATGATTTAGAAATGAATCAAGTCGCTCAGGAATTGCCTGAATGCGACGGTTTTGAACTTAAAGCCGATTCTTCATTTAAAGAAGGAATGAGAGTTAAGGGCGTGTATTTCGGTCAAGAATACCGAGGATTAATAAATTCTGAAACAAGACCAACGCCAGATTATAAAAATATGCAGTTTTGCGTAACGCTTGATTCCGAGATAGTTGTTTTTGGAAAAACAAGACAGTTAATTACAGTTATAACAAATAACGAAAACAATACTATTTTTGCTGTTGAAGAAACCGAAGAATTTGAAGCCGAGCAAGAATTAGCTGAATGTGATGAGGTTATTGCGGAGAAACCACTAAAAATCAGTGTTGTTTTTACCGCAACAGATCGTGATTATAAATTACTCGATAAAAAAATAGTCGAGTACGAAATAAAATCGGTGGCTGATTTAACTCGCGGCGAAATTGAATGGAAACGAGATTTTGATGAGTTTCGCAAACATTACAAAACACCCGCTGGATTCCCCTCTGAGTTTTTAACCGATTTCAATTTTCATGCCCCAGTAGACCAAAAAGAGCGGATGCTGAAAGCTGGATTTCAAAGAGGGTCAACCCCTAATATGCTTAGGTTTACTATTATAAATTTTCATACGGTAATGCTCGATGCGCCTGCAAGCGATATTTGCGAGGATTTTAATGATGAACCCACCATACCAGAACAAATCGCATTAGCAGAAAAAGAGGTTATTGCGGAAGCAGAAACGCTAACACGCGCCACTAACATCTCAAGAAAAATAACATACAACAGCGGCGCATGGATTGAAATAAACTATCTTGAAAATGTCGCAACAGTTAGCGACCCTGAAAACTCAGATTTAGTAGAGCTGGCACGGCTGATTTTGACGGGTTTTGAAGAGTGCAACAAGGCAGTTGATTTACAATCTAAATTCGCTAAATGTGACGATGCCATCATCAATACGACATTTGCTGTGCATCGCGTCGAAAGCACTGATGATTGTGATGTTATGGTTTATGAGGTCTACAATAATTGGCTTGAGCGTTACGAAACAAACAGCGAATTTAAAACGCAAAAAGAAGCCGCCGATAGAATGAGCGAGATTGTTACTGAGTACAATCAAGAATCAATACAACCAACCATCACCTACATAGCAAAGCCACAAGACCCACGCTTCTTATGGTGGTGCGTACAAGTACCAGAAGACCAAGAATTAGACGGAAAAAGAATAAACGCGCCCTTTCTAAAGAAAGGTACTGACCTAGAGTTAAAACTAGGTGATATGCTAATCGATAGTGAAGCTAATCATCATAGAAAAAATCGCGGATTTAGCGTGGTGCTTATCGTGTGTGATGGCGAAAAAATCAGATACATACACCCTATGGCACAGCGCAAAGCCTTCATAAAAGCAAACGGCGGGCATGACCTAATGCACGAATCTGGTGATGTTAATGGGTGTATTAGAATGGCGGTTTGGTTGCGTAGACAGCCAGACATGAAATTGGCGATTGAGCAACTTTTAAAGGCGTAGGTGCAACTATGAAACCATCACTATTGCTAACAATCATGTGCTTTGTCTGTACATGGATAGGCGCAACACAACACGCTATACAGAACACGTTTGATTTAAGCGAGATGCTAGACCTGCACATTGCCGCGATTGAACCAGAGCGTATGCCATTAAGACGGCATTAAGAAATTCAGCGGCGCGTCCGCTGCTTACCACTAGCCCGCGCGAAACAACGCGGGCATTTTTTACAACAATGAGGATTTACAATGAAAAAAGGCTTTAAAAATATAACTGCAATGATGGCGGCTTTGGCTGGATTGTCAGGAGCGCAAGCGATTTTATCCACGCCGATACTGAAAAAAGATAAGCAAAAATCAGCAAGACGATACGGAAAAACAGCCGCCGTGAAACGTGCCGCCGCTAAAAAGCGCAATATCAAAAGAAGCAAACGCTAGCAATCAAAGCCGCCATTGCGATAATGGCGGTAATCACTCAGGAGAATGTCATGCCGCACAATAAAGAACCACACCGCCGCAAAGCTAAAATGCTTGTACACGCTGTAATAAACAACCCGATACCGTACTGGCTTAGCCAGTGTGGCAAAAACCGCAATTATCAATCAGGCGGGGTGTATCGTGGCTAAAAAAATAATAATCACGACTTCAAAAGAATTTAATATTCTTGATTTTTTTGACTCTCCCAAAGAATGGGAGTCGCTTAGCGATGAAGACATTAAAGACCTTATTGACAGCCTTAGCTCAGACATACAGTTTATTGCTTGTGTAAACAATGGTAGTGATGATTTTGCAGACGTAAGCGGAACAGTGGAAATGTCTGAATTTTGTTATGGAGATGAAAATGAGTGATGATAACGGGCTTGACGTGGTTGATGATGTAACAATCACACGCGAGAAATATGAGTGGTTTGTGCGAATGACTACTCCGCAACCGATTGAGACTGCTCCTAAACGTGGAAAAAATATACTGCTATCAAACGGTCTTTGCTTGCTCATAAATCACCAACCTTAAAAAACCATCCAAAAGCCTCAAAGTGCCTTGAGTTGCGTTGACTAAATAACAGCGGATGCAGTGACACTTTCTTAATCATCAAATGCTTTTGATTATTGATGACTAAATTTAAGAATCCTTTTTCTGCAATTATCGTGATATTAATTCTCATGATTCATCCGATGGCAATGGTAGCCATTTTTTATAATTGTCGCGCTCAAATTCAGCCACAAGGCATATACTAAAAACTTTACCATTATTTTTAGTCACCATAATGTCAACAAGCAACGGCGCGTCTTTCATATCCCGCCACGGCGCAAAATCCCACCATTCGGCGGCGGTTAGCGGAGTCAAATAATCATGATGATGAAAGGAATTGAAGATGCCGACAGAAAAGAAAACTGGAATCTTTATAAAGAACTAAAGGAAAAATCAAGTTTTTATCGATGTTACGATGAAGCTAAATCAATGTTGAAATGAGGTTGTTATGAAGACAGATAGAGAAGCAGAAGAAATGCTATGTGCAATCCCGCAAGAAATGACTTTCGGAAACGATTCATATCAAGAAGGTGTTCAAGATGCGCTGAGATGGTTTTTGGGAGAGCTTAGTGATAATGAATTACTAACTGGGGACGAGGATTAAATAATCAGTTGTGTGCATACCTACACAGTTTAATCAACCGTGGCGGTATCACCACGGTTCAAGTTGTAGGTATATCGCTACAACTGAACAAAGCACCGCAAACCCGCAAGCCGCAAGGATTAGCGGGTTTTTTGTTGTCTAAAATATCAATAAGAAGCAGCACCGCCAGCCATTGCTTCCCCAACTTTTACAATAAGGTTGTCCATTGTACCTATAACACTACTATTAGTGCCTGGGAATCCTCCAGCATAACAATTTCCAGCGGAATAGATTTCATCTGATACAGGATAGCTAGTTCCAAGTCTAACTCTATTTTTATAGAGATACAGCACATTGTTATGCCTCTCTATTGACACCTCTGTATCCGTGTTTAGCGGTACATCAAAAAGTGATGTAGAGTTAGTAACTAAGAAGTTGGAAGAACCATCATTTGATAATCCGACATATAGCTTTCCTGTGCCAGTAATAGTTACTTGAATCCCCCATCCGTTATTAAAGCAGTTTTGATAGCTAGAGTTATTTGCGGTTGGATTGATGTTAAATCTAACGGTTAAGTTCTCCGCCCCAAAAGCTATAGGACTGCAACTATGGTGACAGTTAATCACCTTTGCATACAATCCTTTGTTGTTTGATATTGTCGCACCTCCACTAGCTGTTATTGTCTTAGCGGAAGGACTGCTATCGACAGGAACTGACCCATCAGCTCCATTAAAAGTTAGCCACAGTTTAGTTGTCGAGCTGCGCGACTTTGCCGACCTTGTGCGGTTTTTACTAGCAAAAGTAATTCCCATTACCAAACTCCGTGAATTTTATCGACAATTTTTGTTAGGGTTATAACGGTGTAGCCTGTAGTAACTAACGTAGGCTCACTTAATCCAGAATCCCAAACAACTCCCAAAGCACTCCAGTTGATAGTATGTCCACCCCCGTCACTAACGTACAAAGATACACTTTGTCCGCTCTCCCAATTCTCCGCAACAGGTGTTGGGTTTGAAGTAAGATTAATCGTTTGAATGCCTCCATTGTTTGGGTCTATAATAAATGCAACACTAGGAACAATCGGATATACGGTTTCTTTTACTGCTTTAAAGGTCTGTGTGACTGAAAATGTATTCTTTGCCGCTAAAGATGGTATCCTTCTGAACGTCCAAGTAGCTTCTGCGTATAGAAAAACAGCCATTTGTTGAGGGAGTATTGTAACTAAGGTTGAGCCACCACCTGCTGTACGGATTACTGCGTTATAGGCAGACTCATTAAAAAATACAATATCCCAACCATCAGTCATATCAGAGGGCAAATCAATATTTGCATCTGCAAAAAGAACACATCTCTGATAGCGCATAGAATCCGCAGTTAGTTGTTGGCTGCTTGTTAGGATTCCTGCGTAACTGTCACGCGCTATCACTCTCAAACTAGCATCGCTAATCGCCTCATCTAATTTAGCTAAAGTAACTGGATTAGGTATATCTGGATTATTTACGCTCATAAATTACTCTTTTAGCTCAACAAAGTTAATAACTGCTTTTACTATCACGCCTGACGCGGATGATGCGCTGATTGTTAATGTTTCTTCGGGTTCTAAATAAATTGGGTCTTCTGTGCTAACAGTAAAATTATATTGACTGCCACGCGCTAAAGACAATTCAGGATAAGGAATGATAGCCGTGTTTACTGTTCCTGCAACATCACGACTGGCACACGACACTCCTGCTTCAATTTCAGCCCACGATGGACTGCCTGTCACCGCGTCACTACGCACATAAATATCGACAACGTTACTACCTGTTCCCTCGGTAGACAGACTGACACTGATAATTTTAATTCGTCCGTGATTTAACCGCCCTTGAAACGTGCGATTATTGCGCAATGACACCACAACGGCTTCCGCTGTAATAGCTGATTTTGAATTTTTAACCGATTTTCTAACGCCTAAATCAATTGTGCTGCTGCCAGCTAAACCCGCAAACAACGATGCGCATTTGACTGTTCGTGCCGTATTGTTCGTAGTGTTTTCGCAATAAACAGTGACAGCTAAAGACGGATTTGAAAGACTTGGCACAGTGTACAAATTGGCATAACGCACAATGTCGAATTGATGAAATTTGCCGTTATTTAGCACGAAAGCTGATATATCGCCATAGCCAAGATATGGAATATGCAGCATCCATACGTTGCCTTTTGTTCTGTCAAGATTCATTTTACTCGCGCCCGTACCGTCCAAACGGTCAATCGCGTTAGTCAATGGGTAGCACTCAATAGCAACCTTTACGCACTGCATTGATTTACCGCTATAAGCCGTTGCTGGTGATACTGTCGCCGCGTCAACAGCGTAAGTAAATGCGTTTGCACCCGTGACAGTTACCCGCTTTACTTGGATATAACCATCCTGAGCGGTATTGCGTATCGACACCATGTCACCGTTGGGGATATTATGCGGTAATGTGGTCGTGACTGTTGCCAATCCACCAGTTTGAGTAATGCTTGCTATTGCTATTGGTGTTCCACTGGCTTTGCCGTGGATAATCCCAAATAGCAATCCGTAGTAACCAATCCCCCATGCGTCCTCGTTGGCACTTGCCCCAACCATCTCAAGTATGCCCGCTGCACCGTTGGCTTCAAAGAGCGTGGTAAACCGCAAAATAATCGACTGCCCAGCGCGGTAGCGAATATGCTTTTTACCGTAATAAGCGGCGATAGCATTTTGAGCAGCCCCACTTGTTGCGATAATTTGATTATTGGCAAATGTTATTGCCCCGCCGCCAGCCTCTGTTTTCGTAAAGTGTTCAGCGTCATGATATTCGTGATTAAACGTGTGCTGTATGCTGGGAATGACACCAACGCTAATCTGTTCAGCAAACCCGCTAAAATTACTTTCTGATAATGCCACGCCATCGTCTGGATTAGATACGCCCATGATTTACCACCACTTACAGGTAAAAGCCTTGCCAGTGGTTGCACAAAGAATACTAATTTCTTGACTGTCTTTTGCTCCGTGGTCGGTTACATAAGTGCCACCCGCTCTAATCAAAAAAGAACCCGCGCCAGTGGTTGCCGTGCCTGTCGGGTTTAGATACATATCGGTATCGCTGATATTCATAAAGCTAACCCCAGTCCGTGAGGCGTTGGCAACTAAAAGAGCCTGTGCAGTTCCACCTAGCGTTATGGTGCTGGACGCATCTGTGTATGTTTTAGGTGTTAGTAGCGTTGTTAGGTCATCTTGTTTTGCGGATGTTGCCAAGCCTAAGCTCTGCATTTGCGCCAAAGTAATTGCACCACCACCCATATCAACAACATAGTTATCGACAGGACTGGGAATAACTATGTCAATCCATCCACGCCAACGCTTAGTGTAAGGAGTCCCGACTCCAGTTGTAGTGTTTAGCAAAACATACGATACGATAATGTCATCAACTACCGCATCAGTAAAAGCCTGTATCACCTTAAACCATGTAAACGGGACTTCTGTATCATTCTTTAAAAGCCCGTTTGTATTGGCTTCTATATCGGCAAGTAGCGCGGTTTGCGCTTCTTGTTCCGTAAGTGTTGCACCCTCCGACACAACACCGTCACTACCCACCACAACCACATTTTGCGCTACTTTTCCATCCGCTAAAATTGTTTCTGAAGCTTCAATTGTCATAATATTTTCCTGTTTAAATTTTAACTATCTTCCCAGCCTGTGATAATAATCGCGCCGTCATTTGACTGTACGATTGCCGCAATACTTGTTGACTCTAAGTCTAGCTGGTATGGCATATTTACCACCACTTGAAAGCCAAGCCACGAGGGTTCTACCCATAGCATATTAGATGCTGGTGGCGGATTTGTTGATATTACCGCCCCATACGCGGTATTGGGTGCGACTTGAACGTAACTTGACCCCATGCCCGTACCGTCCGTTGTTCCTAATAACGACCCCTTTATTACTGTAGCAGTCGGTGGCACAAAATTAGCAACCGACAAAGCAGAATAAACGCATGATGTATAGCCAAATGTGCCAGTTGCCGTACTTATCAGAATAACAGCGTCAGGAACATTAGACCCCGCCGCTACTTTATAAGTCACGTTTCTACCCTTTTGACTAAAGCTAAGCGGGTATTTATTTGCTGTGCCGTCCGTGCGAATCCAACCAACACGCGCAAAGTGCGTGTAGCCCGTTGGCAGTGTTGGGTTTGTTGCTGATAATGACATTAAAGACGCTTTTGTATTGGTGTCAACGTCATAAATAACATACACAGCATACCAAGTATTAGCCGCCAGTGTTCCAGAGTCCAAACCATTAACACCACTTGCCGCACTATTAAGCGTGTAATTGCCGCTAAGCAAAAGTTTCCTGTTAGTACCGCTTTTAACGATTAACTCAGAGTAAGTGATAACAGTATTTGCATTTGTGCCTGTTGCTGATAACTTGAGGTTATCAGCTTGGCGGCTAATAGATGGTGCGTTATCCGCAGTAAGATAATCCCCTGCCAGTGCAAAATCATCAGCGTGAAGCCCGTCCACTGTATCGGCATTGCCACCATCACCAATTAATAGCCACCCTGTCATATCAGTGTTGGGGTTATTGGTATTATTGTCGATAGTCGATAAAAACAGCCTGTTGTTATCATTGCGCTGTATTACCGCGCCCAATGGATAACCGCCTATGGCAGTGCTAAACGTACCATCATGCTTGTAATGTTTGCCAGCAAAAAACGATATACACGCTTGACTAATGCGCTTTAGAATCCCGTTAAAATCAATTCTAAATGGTGGCGCGTCAACCTGCGTTTCGGTCGGGAAACCAGCATTCCATCCCGCCCTGCCCGTGTCGTTCGTGTCCAGAATATCAGCCGCATCACCTGTATCGGCAAAGGGTTTGGTCATTTTTGTAATTGCGTTAAAATCTATTGTCATGTTTATCCTTTAATAAATAGCCATCGGTTAATAAGCAACTCTAAGTCCTGAGTGCGTGATAACACCATATCCATAAATCGCCATAGCCGCGCTATTGCCGTCAGGGCTAACAATCACGCTTTGCGCATTACCCTGAGAGTCGCTAGTCCATGTCGCGCCTGAGTCGGTGGTAATATCCATTTTGTACTCGCCAGCCACGATAATCACATCACCAGTCGAGCTACACGACAACGTATCACCACCTCCGATAGTAACGCCGCTTATTGCTGTTCGCGTATCACCTAGGTCAGTGCTTTTGTATAGCGTGCTGCCTACGGTGATTAATAGTCCTGAGCCGTCAGGTATGACGTGGCAACGGTTAGCTAATCCATGCTGTGTAAAAGTCGCGCCGCCGTCTGTGCTTGCCCATAGCTCATAAACAATCGGGTTCACACCATCAATGTATTGCGCTGTCACGGCAATAACACTATCATCAACTGCCCTGCTCAAATCAACAAAATAACGATTGCCACCGCTTGCTGATGGGGAAATTATCTCGCTGGTAATGCCGCCGCTCAGTAAAAGTAACGCAGAGCCGCCCGATGTGACAGCCGTTGTTAGAATAAAATCACTGTTGTTTTTTTGAATGAAATCGATTACTTCATAAGTTCCAACAGGCGGCACAGGAATTGCAGGAGTTATCGCAGGGTAAATATAAAAATACGGGTAACTTGCCCCGCCGCTTGTGTATGCTTTTAATGCTATATTTGCGTTCACATAAGCATCGTCAACCCCGATATAATCATCCAAGGGATTCCATGTTATGCCGCTATCCGTACTTCCTGACAGTAAATTGCTATCACTCCAAGCAATGATATTTGAATAATCTGAGTTGGCAGAAACACCCATAGGGTTACTGACAAGAGTATCGCCGATATAAAACGGGCTTCTCAATATCCAAGTCTCTGGAACTACACGCACAGTCACATTCATTTTAACCCCCGCAGGACGCAACCCCAAAACATCGGACATAACCACGGCTAATTCCGTGCTACCCGCCCACAATGGATCAATTGATAGCGTGATAGTCATATCATAACCATCAATCGCATAGCAGTCCACGTCCATAAATAACTCTAAAACAGCGTTAATATCAGGTATTGTACGCCCTGAACGGTTAGCCAACGCTTTGGCTTTTATGGCTTTACGATAAATCGTATCACTCATTGTTACATTGCTTAAATCAGGCGTACCACCATAAAACGGCGCGTGATTAAATGGTGTAAATGGCGTATCTTTGAAGCCAAAATAATTATTACTTGGCAGTGCCACAGAACGCGGCATAGCGACAATTCGCCCCCATGCGTCTAACCACGCGCCGTCCGCTGTTTGGATATTAAAAAAATGCGTGTAAATATCATCTAAAATGTATTGAGCATTAAACTCAATGGCTATGGCATTAGCAATCCGTGTTAGACTGAAATTGCGATTGAAAAAGGTGGATAGCGTCTTAAGGTTAGACATACGCCACACTCACATTTGAAGTGTCGATAACGGCAATCTGGTCGCCATTTACTAACACTAAGTCATGCCATGACGCGCCGCCATTAATACTTACGTCAATATCCTGTAGTTCGATATTTGGCAGGTTAGCCTGTATATAAGCCGTGAATCTATTGGCAATAATCCGTTCACCTATGCTAATTCTCTTTTGACCATTTAAACCATTCGCACTATCGACAATCAATTGTTTAATTGTGCTTGTGGTGTTAGTTGGCAGCAAAGGGCTTGATGTAACCTTTACCCGCACGGATAGGGTTATCGGCGTAGCACGGTAAAATTTTGCAGTTTCGTTACCAATAACAACGGTTACATCGCCGTTCATATCCGCGCCCGCGCTTTTGCTATCGATAATAGCTTGCGCAACGTCATTGTCAGTACCACCGATAACGCACACTAAAATAGAATGTGGCAATAGCGAAACACCGCGTTTAGGATAGGTTAAGTTAGTGTAATTTTCATCAACCCATAAATCGGTAACGCCAGTTACAGCAAAAACCCTGCCATAAATCGCACTGACTGAGCTATGCCCTAACGCGCCGACCGACAAATAACGCCGCGCTTCCATTTCAGACTGCGTTTCGACATTTTCACCAACCACACCAGCGGTTAAATTATTAACCCTGTCCAGCCCAATGACTGTTAAATCCACGCGGTTCACAGTATTTGCAGGTGTGGCTATCGCCCCCAGCGTATCACAAGCAAAATCAACCGTGACTATACCGCCCGTGATAGTACCGTTTTGAATGCAGGTATAAGTCCGTCCGTAAATGTCAGATGCTTTTGTTGTGCCTGAGACTATTTGTGTGCCGTCTAATCCGTAGCAGGTTAAGGAAACAACAGTTGCTGTTGCTGGTTTGCGGGTTATGCCGTTAATCCATGCTAACCCGTCCTGAAACCGTCCGATAGCATAACGCGGATTAAGTTGATTAAGAACAAAACCAAAAACATCATAAGTGCGACTGACAATGTAGGCAATAGCAGAAGCCAATTGACCTTGAGGTGTTGCGAGTGATGACGGTACATTGATGTCCAGATTTAAGTTAGCCCCAAAAACCGTTTTAAACGTGTCAATAGTGCCAGATAAAACAGCGGTTTCACTTGGTACGGTTACGCCGCTTGAATTGATGGTGATTAGTGAAATTGTCATAAGTTTATTGTCACCGTTTACCAGTCTGTTGGTGTGATATTAACATCGGCTGATAACGTCCTATCCTTGTTTAATTTGATATTGCTAACACTGACTTTAACCACATTGGCAACATCAGAAACCACCTTGTTGATGTGATAGGCGATTAATGAGTCTGGTGGATTGCCACCTAAGATATTTTCAAAATAAGGCATTCCAAAGCTTTGACGATACCAAACATCTTTTTTAAATGTTTGTACAGCCAGCCAAGCATCTTGCGCAACCTGGTCTATTCCATCGGCAAAAGTAAAATTACCCGCAGCGTCTAGGACAATATCGCCGTTGATGTCGATTAATAGGGTTGTATTTGTCATGGGTTAGGCGGCAATGTAGATACTAAGCCACTCATTACACCACCATGCGTATGTGTTGCCCCGATATTAATACCCATATTCTTAACCGTTCCAAATGATTCAATATTATCAGTTACTTTCACATTGCCCCCCACTTCCAAATCCTTGCTTATTTTAACAGTATCGGCGTTAATCTGCACTTCTGTAGTCTCAATGGTTATTTTTTGTGGCTCTATCAAAACGAAATCCTCTGGGTCTTCGCCAAACAATATCCCCAAATAAATACTGTCAGAATATGAATTGTGGCGATTAGATACGGGTGGGGATTTGCGCCCTAGGCTGTTTTTGATTCCACTTATATCCATGTGACAGATTAGTGCGTGTCCTTTGTCGCCAATTGCAGGGGCTATGATAACAGCACACTTACCGCCTTGTGGTCTGCTAACTGGCACATTATAAATAATAGCTTGCTCTATGGGCTTACTGTCACTTGATAGCTGATAGTTTTGCGGCTCTATATCAACATAATAAAAAGATTTACCATCTTTTTTTATTTTCTGCACCCCCACCACTTCACACGGGTACGCTGTGCGCCCGTGCTTTGCCGCAATACTGTCTATCTTTGCGCGTTCCCTGCCCTGCTCCGTGCTTAGCTCTGTGTAATTATTCATTATGCCCCTCTTACGCACTCTAAAACTGTTCTCCAATTGCTAGAGCCATGTGGATTCAAGCATTCTAAATCATGGCTTATTTTGACTGGCAACCAATACCCGTTCACTGGCTTATTGTAATTACTTTCTACTTTGACCTTATCCTGATAATTAAAGCCTGTATAAAACTGAGTGGCAACGGTTAACTCATAACCACTGCATGACGGCGTGCCAATCATTAACGGGTTATTGCCGTCTTTTGCGCTTATGACAATACCGCTTTTTGTCTCACTCCCTGATAACCAAACTGTTAGCGTATCATTATTTATATCATACTCAATGCCCGCCGCGTGACAACATTCCCGAATTTTGGCAATAGGGTCTCCAGTAAAGTAGGCATTATCAAGCGGTATAGTACCGATTCCTTTGTCAACAAAAGTTAGATTTGCATCACGCGCCAATTCAGCTAAAATCGCCGATACCCGAACACTACCCTTAAATGACGATGCTTTGACTGAGCGCATTTGCTCAGCTAAGGCGGTGCGAGAGTGAATCTCGAATAGTCGTGATGGTTGCGTTTGTGAGTTGATAAAGCCAGTGTCTATGTAGCCAGTGTGGACAATCTGCATTAAGCCGCCGACTTCACCAGCCGATACCGACACCTTGTTAAATCGGTTTTCTTGCTGGATAGAGCCAGTGACAGTTAAACGGTTCATGTCGCTGTGTTCCATGCCATAAATTCGTAGCACCGCAAAAGATTGATTACCGCCCGCCAACGCTTCGATTTGCGCTGATATGTGCAACCCCGAAAAAGTCTTAGCTGCCCCATAAACAGGCGCGTCTAGCGTTCCGCTGTTAAACTGGATTGTAACCTCGATTAGTTTTTTTCTAAATTCTTTTGCCATATTTAAAGCCTGTGCGTTTTTTCTATTATAAACCTTTTGAGAATGTCAATGGTGATTTTTTGTGCTATAATAACCACTGGTGTCGTAGCCAAAAAAAGCAGTAATCAAACAAAGATGGTTTTTGTTATTGAGTTGGGTAAATTATTGCACCCTCTACGACCTCAATAATAGACCGTCTTTTTTTGTGGAACTTTAAAATGAATACTGATTTAGTAACAAAAGATTTAACAACCACTTCTTTGGCTTTGGCTGAATTGTTTGGGAAACAGCCTAGTTCTGTTAATAGAACAATTCGCAATATTATCAAAGATATGAGTGAAGATGAAATAGGACTGTGCAATATTGCACAGTCGTCTTATCTTAATGAGCAAAACAAAGAACAGCCTATGTTTATCCTGGGTGAAGAAATGGCGTTAATTGTCACAGGTAGATTTACTGGTAAAAATGCGTTGACTGCTCAAATGAAATTAGCCAAAGCCTTTATTGCTATGCGTGATTACATTAAATCAAATCAAGCAAAATTGTCAGCCGATGATGAACGAATGCTTAAGTTGACTAGAATTAACCCGCAATGTCTTAAGGCGATAACTGGCAGTAGAAATAATAATGAAGTCGGTAGAAGCTATGAAGCGTTAGAGCTGGCTGGCATTATGGAGAGCGTTATCGAGTGGAAAAGTTTCAAGCGGTGGCGATTTACAGCCGATGGCTTGAACTATTGCAACGGCTACCACCAGGGAATACCACGATTTAAGGATGAAACGCACAACAAGGTTATGACAATGATTGAATCGGTTAAAATCGATAACCCACAATTGAGTATATTTTAATGAAACTAAGCAAGGCAAAACTAGCAATACTAAACACGCTGGCATCAAACGAATACGACTTATCAAGTCGTGAAATCCTTGAACAGATAACAGCTAATGGTCAATTATCAACAAGCCTTTCATCTGTTTATGACTATGTTGAAGGCTTGAAAAAAGACGGATTAATCGAAAATGGAATTTCTGAGGTAGTCAAAGGCAAAACGGTTTTGATGTGGCGAATTACCGAAGCGGGTAGAACTGTAGTTAAGTGTGATAAGGACGCGGAATCGTTTGAAGCTGAAATGATTGATGAACCCACCGCGTTACTGCGTAGCATTGATAACTTAGATGAAAAAATCAGCGTACTGCACAAGTTGTTGGGCGTTGTGCCTGTGGAATGGGAAGCGACACTGAATAGCATTATTGAGGATTTGCGGACACCTTAATTATTGACCATAAAAAAGCCGCTTGTTGAAGGCGGCTTTTTAGTTAGTGAATCTTGTTAAAACATCGCCTTACGACATAAGACCTAACTATGCTTATCGCCGTGAACCATAAGCCTATCATCGCGTTATCGGTTATCGCAATATTAATATCAAACAACGGGAATATTAATAATTGCGATAATAAATCCACAAAATAACCGATAAAAACATTAATAACCGATTCAATCATTGATTGTTTGCGGGTTTGCATGGCGTTACAAGTCGAATAATGATTGCTGGCTAACATTAGTGGCATCATGCAAATTGCGTTTTGCAAGGTCAAAATATGACTTTTTAAGCTCGCTACCTATAAAACGCCGCCCCATACTTAATGCCACATACCCTTCGCTGCCAATCCCAGTAAACGGACTAAATACTAAGTCATCTTTTGCACTCCAAAGATTAATAGCTCGTTCGATAACCTGTAATTGCAATGGACAAATATGGCGTTCATCGTCATTTTCACGCGCCGTTCTAAACTGCAAAGTATCAGATGGGTTTATATCCATCCATACTGGGCTGGCGTACTTTTGCCATAATTGCACTGGAAACTCATCATGAGTGTGGGATATAGGTTTATCATTATCCCCTGCTTTTCTCATTGTCACCAAATAATCAGGTATTCCTTGGCGACTCATTGCACTATCTTTACGGATAGTTTTGTGAAGTAATCCAAGTGCTTTAGTACGTTGCATTGCAGTCACTGGGTCTTTCCATATCACCACCTCAGAATGAAAAATAAACCCAACAGACTGAAATAATCTAATTAAATCCCCGCGAAAGTCGCGAATACCGATAAAACCGTCATTTTGTTTTGAGCTTGGTAAGTTCATACAATGGAATGATACCAAACGCCCTGCACGGGTAATGCGATGCATTTCCTCTACTAAAAACTTAAAGTGAGTAAAAAACTCATTGTCACTTTTGCTGTTCCCCATGTCTCTTTCGCTATTGCTGTATGTGTACAGACTGCTAAACGGCGGACTAAAGATAGTAAAATCAATGATGCCATTCGGTATTTCTCTAGCCAATTCTACACAATCTGACAAGTGCAACTCATACCGCGCATGGCGCACTAAATCGCGGGTATAGTCGTTGGTTTCTTTAACTGTTCCTACTATTTCTTTTTGCATGGCGTTTCTCATATGGTCAATCATTGATATGGACATTTCATCGGCTAATTTTTGCTTTCTTTCAAGATTAGCTTTTACATTGCCCTCAATATCAGCGCTGAATAAGTGGGCATTAACTTCATTTTTTTGTCCAAATCTATAAAAACGTCTAACAGCCTGATAATAAGCCTCGAAGCTGTCGTTTAACCCAACAAATGCAGTATTACTGCAATGTTGCCAATTTAAGCCCCACCCTGTGATAGATGGCTTTGTCACTAATACTCGTAATTCCCCACTTGTAAACTGTTCAATCAAACGCTCTTTTTTATCGATTGAATCACTGCCTTTTATGTCTTTTGCGCCGTTGATTAACTTAGCCAGTGATTCGCTTTCGTCGTTTAGATTGCACCACACTACCCATTGTTCTGTTGAGTTATTTACCAAATCAGCACACGCATCAACCCGTGATGATATTGTTCTTCGAGCAGCTTGTTTTCTTTCCATGAGTGTCGCGGCGTTTTTTATAAACAACTCGCCATCTAACAATTCATTGCTATCAATCACATGATTAACGATGTTTAGTGGAGGCAAAATATAGCCATCATCACTATAACCTAAATCAGACGGCTTATTTATAGTGATAGCCCATGTTGCTAACCATTCCCAAAATTTAGCCGCGCCATGCCCCTTTAAACGCCACTTTGCAGTTTCACCGCCGTCATGAATAAAAAATTGAGCAAGCATTTCAGTCTGTGACATTATGCCTAAAAACTCTGACTGACTACCTAGCTCCATATAGTCGTTAGGGCTAGGCGTGGCGGTGCAAGATAGGCGATAAGGGATTAACTGGCACGACTCAATCAACTGGTTTCTAGTTTTTCCATTGATTGATTTTAGGATTGACGATTCATCTAATACCACGCCACCGAATGATGAAAAATCAAATTTATCCATCATTTCATAGTTTGTAATATTAATTCCCTTTAATACTTGCGATTGTTCACGGCAATAATTTACATTAATCCCGTATTTTTCAGCTTCTTGCACTGTCTGTTTTGCTACGCATAAAGGAGCAAGAATTAAAACATTTTTACCAGTATGACTTGTTACATTATCAGCCCACGAACATTGACTAATGGTCTTTCCTAGACCTGTTCCAAAAAAAAGCGCGGCGCGTCCTTTTTTTAATGCCCACTTGACGCTGATTTTTTGAAAATCAAATAGATTTGAATTTAGTGATGACAATTCCACGTCATGCCCACTTTCGACATGGATGGCTTTTTTTGAATCGATAAAATCTTGATAGCTTTGCATTTTCTTTATCCAACAAAAAACCCGCAATACCAAGAGTCGTGGTCTCGGCGTAAACGGGTTTAGTGTAAAAGCATTATGCTTTTCTTTAAGTCCCCACGACAGGCATACAGAAAAGCACAGACAAATAATAACACGATGGTATAATAATTCAAACAAATATTACGCACGACCTTGTAAATTGTTTTGGTGAAATGGCATGATACAATCCACCGCGCCTACGCCCTACCCCTCATAAATCAATTCAAACCGCCCGCCCAACCCATCCCACGCAGGCGGGGTTTGTCCCTGAGTATCTTGAAAGTAAAGTGTACCCGCAAAACCGCGATAGTCGGTAAAAATAACGGGCTGTCTATCTAGGCACAACACGTTATCACATATTTTCACATTATTTGATACCAGACCAAAATACAACCCATTATCACGCTGTAGTAGTGTTATTGTGCAATATTGACCATTTAGCGCAACACTAAAGACTTGATTTGCATTAGGGTATAGCGGTATTTTTAGTTTCATTGGGTAACTTCCTCTGGTGTAACCTGACCATTGTGTACCTGCTCACTGGCTGTAATTTCTGCGGTATCGTCAATGCGTGTATTGCCATTTAACCGCACTTCTCGCAACTTAAACGACACGCCAACCGATGAATAAAAGTTGTTAGGGTCACGATAGCCTTGCGCTCCAATAACGGATAAGTTGTCATGCACAATATCAGGTGTTACAAGCTTATACAGTTGAACACTATCAACCGCCACCGCCACATCTTCTAAAAATTGCCGCCGCTTTTGCGGGTCTGTCACCGTTACAAACATGGTAGCACTCATAGGGCTTCGGACTTTATCATGAGACGTGAACCCGCCCTCAATAGGGTCATCAATGATAAAAGCGGTATTCATGTTGTCGTAACTTAGCCCCCCGTCCCATTCCAGAACAGGCAAATCGTCCATTGTTAGCAGATAAAAACGCCGTTGTTTTGTAGGCGTTAATGGAGTTGTCGTATCGCTTACCGTGATAGTGGGTAGCTCAATAATTGGGTCTATCGGCGTTAATATCATGACTTCATACCGCTACTGTAAGGTGCTGTTTTTGAAATATTTGAAAGCTCGGATTTAATCTCTTTCGCGGCTTGAGTTGGATCGGTAGATTTAACATGAATTTGAATATTGTTTGTGGTTGACGATTGTGGCGTGGCTGTTGGCTGTGGATTAGCAAGGGATTTTGTATCGACTGCGGGCGGTTGCAATGACAATGGCTGTGCAATAGATTTTGTATCAACTACGGGCGGTTTCATTTTATTAATCGCTTCATAATACCCGTACTCTTTCGCAAGATGGGGCGTGGGATTAAATGATTCACCGTTGCGTAATCGCGTTTGATGCTTAGCCCACTTCACATAGCCCGTTCCAATTAGCTCACTTGCTTCATCTCGCTCAATATCTGGTTTAGCTAAAAACTTTTCAGCTTTTGGGTATTTGCCGCTTTTCATTTCGGCAACTTGGAACGCCGCCTGAGCGTCAATCGCCGCTTGAGAACGCTCCATTTTCCCGCTTTGCATCAATCCTTTTTGCTTCATGTATTCACGCAATGCGGGATTTCTGTCACCCTGCATTGAAATCATGCCGATGTTTTGCCCACCAGCTTTGTCGGTGTGCGTACCAAACATAAACTGTGAATTAAAATCATTTTCACGCCCTACCTCGCTGGTCATTGTTGCCGCTTGATTGTGACTCAAACCTTGTTTTCTATATGCTTCATACGTCATGCTCATATTTTCTTTTTGTTCCGCGCTTGAGGTTTGCGCTTTAGGTGTGACTGGTTCGCTTTCATAGCTACTGCCGCCAATACCGCCCTCACTACTAACACCACCAGTGCCTTTGCCACCTTCCTTATCCAGTCCAAGGAAATTAATCACCGACACTGGCAACATATCCATCACAGATTTTTTAATTCTATCAAACGCGCTTTCTAGCCCTGATAAATTAGTAGTTTCAATTTTTTTTGTTGCTAACGCGGTTTTGTCAAGTTCAGCGTTAGTCTCAACAAGTGCCTTTTTACGCTCTTTTTCTTGCTTTGCTATTTTTTCAGCAGTTTTTAGCCAGTCTGCTTGCCTATCACCTACTTTAACCCATGAGTTAAGCTTAGGGGTTAGCGCGTCAATAAAGCCGTCAAAATCGCTTATTGGGTGTGTTAGACCTTGATAAATTCGTGACGATTCAGATAATAGCTCATCAATAACAACGCCCACGCCCTCAGTTAAGTCAGCAGCTAATGGCGTGAAATTTCTCGCCGTTTGTTTTGATGCTAAATCAATGCTTTGTGCTACCTTAGCCCACGCACTAGCCAATCTCTTAGCTTCCTCAGTGTCGTATTCCGTAACATGACTACGCGCCTTTTCAAGTTCTAACGCTTTTTCACGCTCATCATTACCCATTCGTAAAATTGGCAAAAACGCGGCATCAAAACCCATAGTTTGCATTCTGGTAGATGCGTATGATTCAGCTTCTTTGTTGGTTCTGCCATGTGCTAATTGAATCTTGACAAGGTTGTCATACACTTGCTTATAAACTGCTATCGCTTTTTCAGGGTCGCCACCACGCAATGCAGAAACATCTATACCAGCGGCAAGTGCGTCCGTGCCGACAACATCCCTAATGCCCATTTGACCACTAAGCATCTTTGCTTTATCACTGGCAAACTTAGCAATTAATCCGCTCGTGGTCTCAATAGATACGCCAGACTGCTCGAAAGCCCGTTGCATTGCCATTATTGAATCAATGCTTATGTCGTTGGTCTTTGAGAAATTATCAAGGTTTCGGGTGGCAACTGCCACGTCTTTAATGTAGTTTGGCACGACTAACGCGGTATTAATAGCCATACCAACACCACGCCCAACAACTGCCAATTCAGCCGATACTTTAGCCACATCACTTAATGTGCCGCTTAGTGTCCGTCCATATTTAGATGCTTCTTGATTTAAGTCAGTAATACTTTTTTTGGTGTCTTTTATGCCCTTGGCTGATTTGCTACCATCAAAACCTAGGAGTATAAGGGCTTCCTCAACTATCATAACAATACCTTAGCGCAAAAATAAAACCATTATGGCACAAAAAAGCCGCTGTTACGCGGCTTAGTTGGCATTAATTAAAAAGTGATTCCGTCTCATGGAGTAGCCTAACCAGCTCTTTTATTTTCTGGTCATAAAGTAGTGTGTTGCCCTTTCTGCCAATACAAAGATTCCCAAGTTTAGCCGTGGGTGTTTTAACGGTGTATTTTTGCCAATAATCCTTGCTAGTTAAATATCCATGTCGCTCTAATAGGTCGTGGTCAGCCTGTACATGATAGCTTGGCTTGTCCAGTATTACCGCTAATGAATTTAAATCGCGTGGCTCACGTTTGTCGAATAATTCCATTGTGGCTGCTTGTTGCGTGATGACGGTTTGGAGATTTTTAAGTTCACGAACGGAATTATTGGCAACATAATCAAAAGTATCAATGACGTGTAGCGCAAACTCAGAACTTAGCCACATAGCATAAGAGTAAACAAGCTGTTTTGCCACAAATGTTCCAAGTCCTTGTTTTATAACAATAGGCGGTTTTCCGCCTATTGAATGAATCAATAAAATCAATTCCTTAGCTTGCTTTGTTTGCAACCAATATTTAGGTCTATCAGCGTTTAGACCGCCGCTCGCTTTGTGCAAATCATTAACACAATAAAATCCGTTTTCATTGGTTCTTATTGATACGCTGTTAATTACTAAACCAGTATTCATTTTTTAATTTTCCTTTGGACAAAAAAATACCCGTGTACCTGAATAGTCGGATATTCAAATGACACGGGCTAAGGTTTTGACCTTAAAAAGATAAACGCTCCGACACGCACTTTTTAAAGACAAAGCAATTATACCACAAAAGCCCCAATCAAGGGGCTTTTTATCAAATAGACAACAAAGTGCGATTGTAATCATTGACTTGTATAATCTCTAACAAGTCGTAAACATCACGCATATCATAGACCGTTTTTAATTCATGTAGTGTTGCTAAGCCGTTGCTAATAAGCAGTGAGAAGTAAGGGTGGATATTGACCGTTTCAACTAAATCACCCGCGTGCTTATGTGGGTTAGTTTGTGAAAAAGGGCGTAGATTTAATGGTCTACGCCCCACCAAAAATCCGTGTGCAGTGTTATTGCTTCCTCAACTAAAAAAGCTATGTTTCGTGCATCCGTGATTTGAGCGTCAAGCATAAAATTAACCTCCTGCCCTTTGTCATTGATAAAAAGCACGGTGCTTAGTAGCTTGTCGCTCAATGTTTTAAAGTGCGTAGGCGATAGAAACCGCATAGCCTTGACAACCATCAAGCGCATATCATGCTTGGGGTCGTCGCTTTTTGGCAATTGACCACCAAACTTTTTATAAAAAAAGTCAATTAATCCGCTAATTGCAATCGTACCCTGCCATTCATCGGTGTTAAGTGTTCCTTGCCCAAAGTAGTGTATTGATTCCTGTGCGAATAGGTATTCAGTATAAGCGGGGAATGTGGACACGGTAAAAACTTTGCCTTTATCCGCGCCGTAGGGGAGTGTTACTTTTCTAGTTTGCATCAAATAACCTCTGCATTGCGTATTAACTCTATGATTTCTTCTTTTGTTTCCATTACATGGATAAAATTATCAGCTTCCATCCATATAGTAGTTTTTCCCTCTATCGCTGTATCACTAAACATCGTTATTTTATCAGCAACAATGTTTCTCTGTGTCATGCCTTGCACTTCGGTTAGTGTGATTATTTTCATTTCTTTACCCAACAAAAACCCCGCGTGTCATCGGTTGCTGCAATGACTAGAAGCGGGGTCTTTATAAATCAAAATAGGATTTTCATTAAGTCCAGCAACGGCTTTTCTGAAAATTACAGGGCAATTATAGTCCTGCGATTGTCTTTTTACAAATCAGAAACCGCCAAACTTAAAGACCTTTCATTAGCTCGCTTTTCTCTTTTCTTCATATTTAAAGCGTCTCGATTAGCCTGCTGATATTTCTTGTTTTTCTCTCTTAAAAACTCCTTGTTGTTGTCCCTCCATTTTTT